AATTTCCATTTTTGTTTCCCCGTTCTAAGTTTGCAATTTTTTGTTCAAGCATTTCGATTTTTTCTCGATTCCATTTATCGAGCCATGGTCCGTTTACCGCCCAGAAACGTTCGTCGATACTACATGCGGCCAATTGTCCGTATTTATCAGTCAAACGATTTCGTTTAAACTCGGCAAGCTGTTCTGGACTCATCCGTCTTTTGTCTTCAGTAGTAATTTCAAAAATACTCGGTTCAGAATCAACCTTATGACCGTCGTGAGCATATAAGGGCGTAACGCTTATGACCGGATATGAGATCTTACCCCAGGATTCGTTAATCCCGATTGAAATTACCGGATTGCCATTAATTTTTTGTAATTCTGCGATAAGATCTTCTTTTCTCATGTTAAATCATTCCCCAGTGTTGTACAAGACCGATAATCAAAAGGACAAACATCGGAATGAACGCCAAGAACTTAAAAAGCCCGACAATCTTTCCCGTAATCATTTGCAAGAATCCGCCGCCGATTATCAGCAGGAATAAAGTTGCGACAATGATACCGATAACGAAAGCTAAGATTCCGCCGTATGAAATTGCAAAGGCACACATGCCGATTTCAAGCGCGTCAAAGATAACAACCGGAATGCTTCCCTTTTCTCCGAAAAGCTGTTTAACCAGGTCGATACCTTCGTAAATTGCGAAAATGGTCAGAATTGTTGCAAGCATTGTTTTTTCTCCTTATTAGATAAATGAATGACCGTAGAAATTGATGCAAGCCTGACGGAGGTCTTCCCTAGTCGGTGTATGATAGCTGTCCTTTCCAGTAAGCTTCTGGACAACCGAGCGAGCGACCGTATGCTGGAGCTTATCACGACGTTCGTCATCATAGAAAAGTTCAGGTCCGCAATCAGGAACTTCGTTGAGCATCTTGCAAATCTGGTTAAAACGCTTGCCAATGTCCTTGATGATTTCCGTGTCGGTCTTATCCTTGAACGCTCCCATTTCCTGGAACGTGAAGTAGGACTTTCCGTCCTTATTTTCAAAACCGTTCATATGCGGCCAATAATTATGGCACCAGGAACAATTTTCGCCGGCGCCGTCTGACATCTGACCGCTGAGGCCGTCAAGCATGTCAATTTCATCTTTAGTCATTGTAGGAATTTCAATAGTCTTCATTTTATACCTTTTTGGTTCGATATATTTAATATAGTAAAAGAGTTGACTAGTGTCAACCCCTTTTTAATCAAGAACCTCTAATTGTTTTTCTATTTCTTTATTCATATCGTCAAAGATATGTTTTCGTATGTCTGCTTCAACCTTTCTCATAACATATGATAAGTCAGAAAGTTCATTTGCATACATCATGTGTTTTGAAAACCCCTGTATAAATAACCCCTTAGAATGTTCATTCTTGTTAAACCAGATTACATTTGGAAAAACCCCGATACGGCAATTACGAGAATCCCAAGAAAATACAGCGCCGCTTCCGCCCACTAAATGCTCACTTAAAAGAAAACCGTGTATTGATACAATTTCATCTAATGTTTTATTTCTGACCGGATAAGTTCCGCACTTTTTGAATAGTTTTTCGACTTCATCCGGATTAGAAATCTGTAAATTTCCATTTTTATAATATCTCGAGTACATATCAATCCAAAACTTTAATAATTTTATTTACATTCCTGTTATGGATAAATTCAATATCGATTTTCCAGCCGTTACGCAGAAGATCCTGTATCAGGCAGAACGGAGAATAGTTTTCGAAAAGATGTTCATTTGTATTTGCGTCATAAAGTACATATTCATCTTCCCAATGGTCTACTTCATGGGAATGAATATATACTTTACGTTTATTCTGGTCACGGTCGATTACTATAAAGTGTTCCTCTATAGTAAAATCTACCAGTAATTTCCAGATGTCGTCGATTTCTCGCTGCGACGGTTCATACACCCAGTTTTCCATATTACTTCCTGATGCTGTCAAAGTCCTTGATGAGCTTTTTAACTATATGCTCGTTTTCTTCCTTTCTCTGCTGAGCTTCTTCTGCCTTTTTCTGTTTGCGTTCATCGGCGGAAACGAAATAAATCGGGAGCTTATAGAAGAAGAAATACAGAGTCGCGAGAATACCCTTGAACAACATCGTAATTGCCCAGACGATTATAAGAAGCGTCCAGTTGAATACAGGACCCAATACCATCACGCAACTGACATTGACATAGAAATAGCCTAGCTTCTGGTTTTTCTCTCTGTTTTCACCACGAGATTCTGTCAGGACTGCGCCGTAAAGGAATATCGCAAACGCCAAGACAATGTAGAGTATACAGAAAAATGATAGTAAAACCGGATGTTCAGCCCAGACCATATCAGGCCAGCCGAAAACAAACGGAGTATTGGGATGTGTACAAGCGCCGATTGCCTGCAGGACGAACATAATCGCTGTATATGTAAGCAAAATTGCAAACCATGCGCAGTTTACGAGTTCACTGTTCCAGTTAATGGCTTTCTTAAATTTGAACAAAGACATTATCTTACCTCGATGCACTTATGGGAAAAATAGGTTTTATAATCAATTACGACACCGACCGTATCGTTAGCGAAGAAATCCGGATTCTTGCTCCGAGCATGAAAATAACGCTTGGAATATTCCTGTTCAAATTCGGAACCGGCGAGTTCACATGCCGTACGGGAAGTAAATCCCGGAACAGAAGTCATAGCTGTCTGCGGATTAGTCAATCCGGTGACTATCATCATCAAAACCAAAGTAAACATTACTAGACTCCCTTATAAGCGTTATAAATTCGACGTGCTACTGATTTTGGAGATTTTTTCTGAATGAACGCGACATTGATACACGGCATGTTTTCCGCTATAATCTGGTCGTAATCCAAATCGGGTTGGCAGGCAAACTCGTTATAAAGTTCGTGTAAAACGTCTTCAACGAAATATTCTTTCTTATATTCCGTTTTAACTGTTACTTTTTTCATGTTTACTCCTTGGTTATATTCACAATATAGAAAAAGGGTTGACTTACGTCAACCCCTTTTTGTACCAAGGAAATACTTTTATTCTTCTCTAAGCCATCGGTCAATCGGTTTTAGGATATAATTGTCGATGCAATAGAAGATACTCACGATTAATACGATAAACAGAAGGCCGGTTTCGAAACAGAAAATCATTCCGCCGATTACCGTGATTCCCAGCATGTAACCATTGCGAGGAATATACTTATCGTGTTCTTCCCAGTATTCGGAACAGGTAATGTCCTTATAGACCTTATATGACAGTTTTGCACCTGTATTATCGATTAATGCATAATTAGACGTGTCATATTCATTTAGGCCAAGCTGTTGGTCGATACATGTCGGCGTCTTGTTCATGAATCCGTCAAAACCGGAGAACCACATCCAACGAACAGACAGGAAATTACACGCAAGCAAGAACAGAATAGCAATTACAATTCCGGTCCACTTGATTGTACCCTTCAGGGCGTTTTTTGTCTTACGCTTCATCGTCACCCTCCGTCTGCCACCAGTCTACAATCTTATCCTTTAGCCGCTTTGCGATATTGTAGAGCAAAATGCCGATTAATATAACATCCAGGCCGATAATTAATGCCGCGATAAGCTGGAATATGTCACTGACATCGTGGGACATTTTTGGATGTGTGTAATATTCATAGCAAGTTGAGAATTCGTCAATTTTTTCAAGAGACGTTCCGTCCTTGCTGACCTCGTATGCGTATACGGCCTTCTCACTCGCACATTCGGGCGCTTTAGAGAGCTCAACGCACTGTAGGTGGTCAACTGATACCTTCGGCGCAAAAAAGGCCTTATAAGGCATAATCTGTGCGAATAATAGCGCCAGGATGCCGATTACTGACGCCCATTTCTGTCTACGGGTTAGATACTTCATTTTTCCTCTAAATATAATCTTCGTTATATTCCGTTTCTTCGACCGATGCAGGAGGTTCCTTGACTTCGGGCTTGCTGTCAGTACCGATTGCAGCGATATAGGCGTTTATGCCCTTATATGTATCAAGGTTAAGCTTCATTTCGACGTTCTTGTTACGGAAAACAATACCGTCATTGAAACCGTAACAAAGAGTACAGTCAAGACAGTTGATATGGAAACGCTTTCCATAATATTCGTCGTTTTCAATAGTAATATTGATAACGTCGACATCCCAGAAACAAGAAAAATTACAATCCCTATCTGAGACGTCGAAATGAATGAATTTTCCTTCGCGAACCTTCATTAATCCTGGCACTCCAAGTTCGGAATATACTTTTCCTTGATTTCGTCCGGTGCGTCGATGAGGTCGACGGTGATTTCGTCCGGCTTAATCGGTTCCTTCGTAAGGCCCATCAGGGTAATGGCCTTCATTTCATCGTACTGTTCGTCAGTCGCGTTATCCGGGACTTCGAATTCACGAGTAGCGGTGTATGTAATCTTAAACTTCTTCATTTTTAACTCCTTGGTTTAATGTTCTTGAAGATGTTATCAATATAGCAAATAAAAACGTTCTTGTAAACCCTTACATCAGCGACTTTATGTCGACGCCGGCCTTTTCGGCGAGCTTCTTGGCGATTTCTTCCCAGTTGACTTCCTTCTGAAGATTTTTCTTCTTCGTCGGGGCATTCTTCTTGGGAGGTTTCTTGGCTTTCACCATTTCGGTTACTCGTTCAAGAATTCCCATATGTTTCAAAATCTGTATGGCCTTACGCATATAATCGCCGTCTTTCAGGAATTCCTGTTTTTCATAGCTGGACCTACGAAGTTTGGAAACATACAGGTTAATAAACTTGTCGGAAACATTCTTGAATACGTACTTAATCGGTTTATACCTATCGAAATCGCCAGCGAGACGATCATCAGGGCCGAGAGGTCTTGTTATGACTTGGGTATGTACATCGCCGATTTTAAGCGGCTGGTTAATGAGTTTTGTACAGTATGCTTGTTTAAATTCAAGACCGACCACAGTTGAATATTCACCGAATGACATATTCGCATCTGCCGTATATCCGTCATTTTCGTCATCGCATGAACTGAATAAAATATCGTCGTAGATAGTATCGTCGATACAAATCTTATGACCGTTATAATCGGTTTCGTCTACTTCGACTTCATGCGGGTGCGGGTCTTTACATTCAAGATGAATATCGTGAACCTTGAAATGATAATATTTAGTAGACCTGTACGGTTTTTCAATCTGGTCTTCCGGGATATATTCGTGATAATCCAAAGCGTCGTCAAGATATGCATGGAAACAGTACGAGATAACAAGCCCGTCAGCACGCTTGACAGCTTTCCATGAATCAACGGTATATTCTTTACCGTCAGATTTCCTGATGAACTTGTCGCCGAGATAATACTTAAGCTTGATTTTCATTCTAATTACCCAAACGTTACGGTAGTGGTGAAAGTTACTTTCAGAACGGTGAGATTCTGTGCATTGAAATTCTTCTTCAGATAATCAAGGGTACGATTTGCAGAATCTTCAGATTCATGCTTCATAGCCCATTCAGGGTTGGTACAATAGATGATGTGTTTCTTGTCCGCGAACGACCAGTTCTGGACTGCCTTGCCAGTTGCCGGATTAACAATGATATATTTAGACATATTGACTCCTTGGTTACATATCTAATATAGAAAAAGGGCTGACTTTCGTCAACCCTTACTTATTATAAGGAATAAGCTTTTTCGTCAAATTCATCAATAAAACCATATCTATATCCGGGTCACGTAATGATTTTATCAATTCCGGTGTTCGAAATTCCTGTTTTATTAACCGCAGAAGATTAGCCTGCAAAGAATCTTTAGGAAGCCAGACACGGTTATGAGTCGCTATTTTTATACAGACATGATTTTCTCTATATTTGTCTATACATTTTCGAACAACCTTTTTGCCATGTTCTGTCTTTTTATATTTTTTTGCATATTCGGCCATTACACGTTTTCCGTTCGCTGATTCACGGTATTTCTTATCATGTATACGGTGCATAGCCAGTCTATGCTGTCTTGCTTCTTCACTTTCGTTTTTCGACATATTAAACGTCCCATGTATCGATAATGTCGTTAAAATCGTCCTTAGCCAGTTTGATTAACTTCTTTATTTCGGTATTGTCGTCATAGACTTCATCAATATCGCTTTCATGAATATCAAACTGTTCATCTTCGGAATAGGAAATATAGGACGAACCCCAGTCGCTTGTCAAATGAGTAACCCGTTTCCATTCGTCATTAAACGTGATATGGACAATCTTGGCATGGCAACGGAAAAACCCGTGACCCTTGAAATCGATACCGAGAACATGGACAATCTTGATGTCGTTCTTATTCGGTACACTCGACATCATCGTTACATGTCTTCCGTATATTACGAGATACTTGTCCTTATATTTAGCCTCGAGTTCAGACTTGCTAGCCTGAGCTTTCTTTTCCTTGGCTTCTTGCAGACATCTATCTGAAAATTCACGAAGACTACGAAGTGAATTCTCGTCCGTTATCGTCTTTATCTTATCCTTGAGTTCTTGTAATTCCGTTTCTGCCATATAGAATCCTTTTTCACTAAATATAGTAAAAAACTATCCAGCCGTAAACTATTTTTCCATTTCGTCTAAAACTTCCCTGAATAATCCCTCGACCTTAAGGCCTTCGTTACTGGAAGTATCGAGATTAAGCGGCTTCATGTAGCCACAGACATAATAGCCCTTGCTGTCAACGTATAGTTCCTTTTCAAGCTTGGAATCGTAATAATGAAGTTCGATATATATCTTTGTCTGGCTGTTAATATAACGGTTCAGAATCTTATGGACTTTGAAATCCTGAAATTCGTCAAACGTAATATACATCGTGCCGGCATTATTGAATTCGACCTTTCTTGCACGAATCATAAGTTCGTCATTGTTGACCAAATCATATTCCTTAGTCTGACGATTCTTTACCAATGTAGCGAAAGTTACCTGGAAAAGATATGACCTTGCCAAGTCCGGCAGTTTAGTAAATTTCTTTGAAAAAACGTCAGCTGTGGAAGATTTTACTTGTTTATTTTCGTTTTTCATATTCATCTCTCTGTTGTTCGATAAAATCCGGAAGTTGCGGATATTCTCTTCTTATTAATTCTAATGGTTTTTCTTCTTGTTCAGACCTGTCGATTTGAACCTGTATAAAATCCGGTAATTGTTCCATGAGAGTAAATATAGAAAAAGGCCGGCTTAATAGTCGGTCTTTTATTTTTATTTGAAAATTTTTATTTACTTAATGTCAGGTTCGTCCAGAATACGCTGAACCCAGTTCTGAGCCGAAGCTACACCCTGAATCAACATGATATTATCGGTTCCGAGAAGCTCGGGTCCTACTGCATTGAACACGTCCTTACAGTTCTTCAGGCATTCCGTCATTCGCTTGACCTTATCCTGATACTTTAAGTTAAGCATGTTGGCGTCAACGACATCACAATACATGCTTGCCTGGGTATTTTCAAGTTTCTTCTCGAGTTCGGCCACCTTGCGTTCGGCTTCTTGCCATTTCGCAAAATAGTCGTTTGTCGGATTCGGATTTTGCTTTGCTTCTTCCATAATTAATCCTCGTCCTCGTTTTCTTCATCATTGTCGTCACCATTATACGGATCATCTTGACGTGTGTCAAAATCCTTCTTGGTTTCAATCCAGTAAACGTTATCGACGTACAAATCAGGAACCATCTTGAAAATATACTTTCCATTCTTGATACGTTCACCTTCGCTTTCGCTTTCATATCTTGAAAGGAGTTTTTCTGCCGCGTCTTCAAGCTTTTTTACATATGTCGGGTATTCAACTGCCGGAATATCCTTGTCGTGGTCATTAAACACATAATTTCCGACAATATAGCCAGGAGCGCCAGTATTTTCAATCAACAGGGCAACACATTCGCCATTATCCATATAAGGATTGGCAAGCCCGAATTCAACTGCCGAATTGTCCTTTACCTGTTTCTTCAGGAAATCGATAATCTTTGCAAGAACTTCTGCCCTGGTAAGATATTGAGTTTTAGTTTTTGTTTGCTTTTTTGACATTGTAATTCTCCAATTTGTCGGATTTGAAAATTTTTGCAAAATTAGTATGCATCAAGCTACAGATTTTTGCAAGCTCGTGTTCTGCCTGTTCCTTTGTAAGGACCTTCAGGTGGTTAATATCGTCGATTCGATATTCGTTGAGATTATCGCCGCCGAACTTGACAGAAATTTCTTTATCCGGCTTAGACTGGGTAAACGTGACAAGATTGGAAATCTTGAGATAAACACAGTCACCGCCCATCCAGCTATTAAAACCTTCGACATAGAAAATACGGTATTGCGGCCGTTCCTTTTCGTTTTCGTATTCGTCCATGCACATCGTACCAGGAATCTTAACCCATTTATGGATATACGGGTTCATTTTTTCAGAAACACCCTTTTCATACAGTTTAGTACGAACAGCGTTAAGCTGACGTTCAACTTCATCCTTCAACGAAGTAAGTTTCTTAAACTGTGCTTGCAAATCAGCTTCTGAATGCTTTTCGTGAAATTCGTTATACTTATTCACGTCGACTTTATTGATTTTCTTTGCCATAATAATTCTCCAAAGAATGAATTTTCTTGACTACATAGTTCGTCATTCGCCTTAACCATCTTTCCGTAAGTTCGTCGAGGTTCTTATCCTGCCAGTTCATGAAATGATAGGTCGGCATAAAATAATCAGGATTAAAATGCGGCTTTTCGATGTAATAGTAAAATCGCAGATGTGCTTCGGTTTCTTTTAACGGCATGACACATACACCGTCACCGGTATATTCTTCGCAACCCTCGACGACGACAAGAATACCTGTTCCATTCTTGAATATTTTGCTGTCGAATACATAATCATAATGGTATTCGGGATAATTCGAATCTTTACGGTATAGACCGAATTCTTTCAGGATTTTATCTACTTCGGTAAGAGTCATTTTAATCCCAGTGTACAGTTATATAATCAAGATAACCAAAACCGTCTCGGCTATCTTCTATCTTATAGCCTTTCTTTTCAAGTACAACAGAAATATGCGGAAGCGTAAGATTATATTTATCCATCATATATTTGCGATAGAACGTTGTTTCAGTTCTACCGCCCCGGTTCATCATAATCAGTTCATTCTTGATTTTCTTCCAACCAGCTTCTTGCTTCTGTTTAATTTCAGCACTTTGTCGAGCTTTTCGGAGTTCTTCTACAGATGGTATTTCGTCTTCCATAAATATTTCCCTTGATCATTAACAATATAGAAAAAGGGCTGACTTTCGTCAACCCTTCATAAAGCATAATTATTAATTACTTACTGTTCTTTTCTCTGAATTCTTTCGGACTTAATCCATCACGTCTTATATATTCACGATACATATCATGAACCGCTTTATTTATCCATTCATTAATCATACTGGTACCGAGAGGTAACATATAGTCCATATAGAAGTCATCAGCGAAACATTCCCAGAATTTTTCTGTCGGAAGATTGCCGAGTTCTTTACATACTGCTGGTACAACCTTCGAAATCATATAATCTTCCAATTCTTTACGTGCATTGGAACGATACCAGTCATTTGTACTGATTTCAACATCTTCGTTCATCAAGTTGTCATTTTTAGCAGACTTCGTGGATTCTGAAATAATATATCCGCTATTCTCGAGTAATTGTTTTGCTTCATTTAAATTCATTTTGGAACTCCTATTTTTATTATTTATAAGAATCCTGATTATTAGCGGATTTCTTAAATACGATTTACATCATCAGTAAATTCAGCCTTGAGCTTGGCCAGTATTTCAGGATTATTTAAGACATCTTCTTCGGTTTGGCCTTCTTCATCAGAAATTTCAGGACAATCACAGATTTCCAGAATATTATTTGCTTCATAACCGATATAGTCACCGTAAAAGCCATTTATCAATTCGTTAAAAACTTCAGCAGCATCTGTATTTCCTGCCAAATTACCTTCGCCGACAAACTGACGACAAGCCATAGCGGCATCATTATCTACAGCTTCGACCATGACTGCATAATTGTCAGAGAATCCATATTTTTTAACCGTGGTCAAAAGATAGTTTACGGCTTCATCCTTATCCGATGTTACAATATCGATTTGAAAAGAATCCGGTTTGTCATTTCTGGTATACATATCGCCAGTAACGGTAAAACAGACATAATTATTTCCTGTAGATTCTTTAAAAAGACGATAGCCGCTATTTTTAAGTAACTGCTTAGCTTCGTTTAAATTCATTAGAAACTCCTATTTTTATTATTTATAAGAATCCTGATTATTAGCGGGAATCTTGATAAAAAACCGGAGAAATAAAACGGCCAATTTGACGAAATTGGCGTATAAATAAAGTACAAGTATAAGGAAAGTTGATATGAATTTAAATGAATGGGTAATGAATGCGGCCGCTGGCCTTTTAACAGAAGATACGCAAGTTGGAGAACAGCTCAGTAAGATTCCTAGGCCTGCCGAATATTCCTGGATGTCAGAAAAAAGCTGGGACGAAATGGACGCCGAACAGCAACATACCTGGGTTCGTCAAGTACCGCTGGATGATCCTAACTGGAATGACCAACGCTATACGAAGGATAAAGTCCACATAGCTTTCTGTGACGCATTTGAAAATGCTCAGAAAGAGAACCCGGTTCCGTTGACTTGGTGTAGAGAAATGTATACAAAAGGATTCGATACATTTACTTTCGGATGTAAGGACCATAAGTATGCTTTCGAAGTATATGACGTTCAGAAGAACGACCCGAATTACGGCCATGCGAATATCTGCGTCTATGTAAAGGATCCGAATATTAAATATCCGGCAAATAACCTGGTTAGCGCATTCTATGTCAAGAAGGACACTCTTCCGAACGAAGCCAAATCGATTTTCAGGATAACCAGCAGGTTATTCAATGACGGGTTGGAAAAATTCAACAAGGACAACGGTTTCGTACTTAAGAACAAGAATGAATCCTATCAACCAATGTCAAGACGTTTGCTTAACGGCTAAAATAAAAGAGGGAATTAATTTCCCTCGTTTTTATATAGTTTATATTCGAATTTGAAATACTCATAGTTTATCCAGCATAGACACTAATTCATACTGCTTCAGTCTCAAGGCGAACGTAAGCGGATCTCCGTACAGCAGTCGAAACATGTCGCCGGTTGAAATCCGTAAAACCGCCATCCATGTCCTATAAGGAACTGAATCTGAAACCGCTACCATCTGGCGCCCATATCCGGTTTTTCCTTTGTTATATATCCTAATAAAATACCTGCCTGAATCGACCTGTATCAACGAAATATCGAACCCGCCACCGCTGAAACAGTATTCGAGTGTCATTCCTTCCAGTGTACCAGCCTGCTGCACGGTCATCAGTGTCCATCCGTAACGCATCAGCTCGTCATAAACGGAATTTACGCTATATGTAAGCAGTGGAATCATTGGAGCACTTTGTCCATATACATTATGTCGTACAGAGCACGCAATCCGGTAATGCCGCCTGTAGCAATAGCCTTGCAAATATCGTCCATATATACAATTTACTCGGGTCAAGATCCGTCGAATCGAGCTTACCCGTCACCTTATATAATCTGGAATAATGAGCCTTGTAGATAAAACTCCAATGTGAATTACAGGTGGCTCCGATATACATATTATTATCGTTGGAATTCCACATGACGGTCGTATCGCCAATAAAATATTTCTTTAAGAACCCGTTCTCGAATTCTTGCTTACCGTCAAAATATTTAGTTATTATTCCAAAATAATCCGTCATATTACTGGAGCTCTATTCGATAAACATTAATACAGTGGTCGCGATAATAAAAACCATTAACAGGTAGAACGGCATTTCGCGAAGGGTAATGCCTTTCTTTTCTTTCTTTGAATATTCGGATAATGTCATTTTTTCCTCTTATTTTTCGTACTGGTTGACTATGTTTTTGAGTGAATCGATTATTGCCGTCTCGTCTTTCTTTAGGGGTTCAACCTTATATTCTACAGAATCCCTGTACCATTTCGCCTTGCTGCTGAGACACTTCACGGTTTCTTCCTGACATGTCGGTTTCATCTCGTAGAACATCTTAAGCTGGGTATTTTTATCCGGAGCTACAGTGTATAATGCTATACCACCAGCCATGCATACTATTCCCAGAATAAGAAATGCAATATCTTCACCTTCTATGGATTTATGGCGGATTCGATTACGAATAAACAGGAATAAGACAACGTTGCCGAAATTCAAGATAAGCAGGGCAACGACAAAAACAAGCCAGAAAATAAAAATAATAGATGCCATATTTACTCCGATTTAACCCACCTAGACACGAGCGAGCCTTCATATTCAGCGATTTGGTCAAGAATTTTCTTTACTCTCTTGATAACCTTTTTACCGTTTGATGCTTCATAATGGCAATCAGGGTTACTTCCGGCTCGTTCCTTGTATTCGTTGTTACGTTTGAAAAAATCGTCCCAGTATGTCAAATGTGGCAAATGCCCGCCTTCGATACAGGTACAGTCGTATGTAAACGCCAGCTGATCCTTGTAATAATAGCCAATCATGCACTTATATTTCGGATTAAAGTTACGGGCAGTAAATTCAAATCCTGAATCTGCGACGAGCTTATCAATTTCATTCTTGGTATCAACATATTGTTGGCTCGGAGGCGTATTCATAAAATACGGGTCCTTTTTCTTGATTTCCTGGAATTCCTCAAGAATTTCTGGATGTACAAGGCCGATCCAGCCGGCGAGTTCTTTGCATTCATCTGTATTCATATATCAGAATATAGTAAAAGGGCTGACTCTCGTCAACCCTATTTTTAAATACTAAATACTTTTACACTTATTCACTTAATTCTGCAATTTCTTGGTCTTTTTGCTTAATTATATCCTGTAATTGATTAATTACTCTTTCTACGTCCTTAAGTAATACGAGCTTACCGTCACCGGGAATTGGTCCAGTCAGTTCTTTATATCGTGTTAAATAATCATATGTAACCCATATGAAAGATAAGTCTTTACCATCGCATTCTAAACTATATAAATCACTAAGAGACTCTGCTTCTTCGTTAATTATATATCCGTTTTTCTTCAGTAATTGTTTTGCTTCGTTTAAATTCATTGGTACCTCCTATTAGCCCTTGCCGTATTCCTTAGCCAGTTCCTTACATTCAGCAGAAGGAACGTCAGAATCAAATACCTTGGAATTAATGTTAATTCGCGAGTCATACTGTTCAAGTTCTTCCATAATCCTGTAGAATGATGTAGAAAGCAAAGTCTGCAACTGGAATGTTCCGCTTACCATATTATCATCGGATTTTGCGGCGCTACGGAACTGTCTAGCCAGTTTATTGCACTTCTGGATAAGATCGTTTACGAAATACTTGTCGTTTTTCAATTTTGCAGCCGCACGGGACATTTGTAAAGAAAGAAGTCCGACAAAATGGTTCGCCAGCTTATCGTCCATCCTGTTCATTTCCTGTCCGAGAAGCGTTTCGCCTTTGAAAGTCCTTGCAGCCCAGTCACCGAAACCTTCTTTAACGATATATCCATGATTCTCTAATAATTGTTTTGCTTCGTTTAAATTCATTTGAAACTCCTATTTTTATTATTTATAAAAAAGAGTTGATTCTCATCAACCCTTTATATATTTCATACTCGTATTTTTCTACTATCAAAAAAGCTGGTGGCCCATTACAAGCTCGATAGAAAACCACATCTCGTTATTTTTTATATCTTTTCTTAGCTGAACTTTCAAAATAGGCGTAATCCCGTCTTCTTCGTCGTCTGTCTGCTGGTACATATTGACTTCTTCCGTCAATACGCCGGAATCGTCATAATACGTGTTATGTTCGAGTTTTTCTTCCTGGCTGTATTTCCAGTCGTTATCGAACTTCACGATAAGGTCTTCGCAAGTTTCTCTCAGTACGCTGTAAAGCGACTGAGCGCCTACCGGATCATATTCGGTAGGATTCCAGTTCAGCCTGTAATCTTTGGCAACCTTTGCCGCCGTTTCTATGTCGAACGCTTCGATTGAATTAATTACCGGATTATGCCAGATATTCCAGTCGATTGTCTTTTTCTGCCTTGTTGTCATAAAATAATTTCGATATTAACTGCTTGTTTCTTAGTTTTAGTATTTATAAGAATTTACCGATTCGTAATAAATTCGATTATGTCTTCCTTGGTAGCTTTCGGATAGTCGCCTTCACCATTAAGGTAAAGAATATACTGCGGCGGAACGGCATGCAACGTATAAACCCAGTCAAGCTGGTCATCCGGTTCATCCGGATATACTCCTTCTGGGTCATTTTTTATCGGAAAATTTTTTGGTAATTTAACTAGATACCAATATTCTGCCATAATACCGTTATCATAACTATTCATGATTCTATCTGCCAATTCATCTATAGAAATATCGTCAGATATATCTTTCCATTTATCCATGCTGGACAAATATACTCTACGTTCAGGACCGTCTACACCGGCAAAACCGTAGCATTCTTTCGGTCGTAATCCAGTTTTCTTTATTATATCAGGCGAACCATGACTTCCATGGAAAAATAGCCTGAAATTATGTATAGGCTTATAGATTCTTTCAGGTTCTCGCGACGAACTGCTATCCAGGCATAAAGTCATATTCGGTTGAGGCAGGTTATCGTTATAGGCGCCTTCATATCCTTTTATGAATCTGGCATGCATATGGTAAATATTCGCGATTTTTTCAATTTTATTACATAACTCTTTATCAAATTTATCGACATCTGTGGTCAAGTATATCGAATTATCGCCATGTATTCTTTTAAAATCCGTACCGCATTCTTTGTTGATACGGGCAAGAACTTTATCGTAATTTAACATCCTGGTATCTTGCAGGAATTCAACAAGATAATTGTTATTTCTTAAAACAGATAATGCTTCTTTCAGATTCATGCATTATTTATAAGAATTTGAAAACCCGTCACATTATAAATAATACATGGTAAGATACAGGAAAGGACATAAAAACAGCAAGGGCGAAAAGGCCGAATGGTGCATAGTCTCGCACAAGACCGGACGTGTAATCAGTTCGCATAAGTCGAAATCCGCTGCAGAAAAGCATTTAAGGGAAATTCAGATGTTCAAACACATGAAGAACGAATCGATGAGTCTGGACGAGGCGAAACAGATTTTGAAGAATAACGGATATAAAATATTAAAAGAAGATGTGAACTCAGATGAAGCACCGGCATGGGAAGAAGGCTGGAACGCATTATCTTTTAATGAAAAAAAGGCAGCACGCTGGCTTATGGCGAATTTTAATAAAAATAATAAAATTAATGAAGAAGATTTAGAAAAGTCTTTAGATGTAATAATTATTGAAGCAATTTTAGACCATAAAAAAGAATGGATTGAATTTATGTCTGATGAAAATATTGCAGATATGGTTTATGAATATTTAAATTCATTATCAGTTGATGAACTTAATAACTTATAATACTGTAAATCATTATATTTAAAAAAGATAAGAACCTCTACGTTCTTATCTTTATTATTTGTAAAAAATGTAACTATATTACAACGTTTCAATCAGTTTGAACGCTGCTTCTATCGTATCGTCCATGTCATAATATTTGAAATTTCCCAACCTTCCACACCAAGTTACCTTCTCGTTAGGAATAGCCTTATACTTTTCATATAGAGCATTGTTCTTCTCGTTATTGACTGGATAATAAGGAACGTCTCCCTTCTTCCATTCGGAACTGTATTCCCTGCTGATAATCGTCTTATCGGATCCCATATTGTTGAACCACTTGTGCTCGATGATTCTCGTATACGGTTCCTCGTCAGAAGTATAGTTGACGACCGCATTCCCCTGATAGTTCTCCTTGTCAAGGACTTCAGTCTCGAACCTCACGGAACGATATTCCAACGGACCATAACAATAGTCATAATACTCGTCGATACAGCCGGAATAGAACACATGGTCCGCCATCGATTCCCATTTTTCCTTATCCTTCAGGAAATCTGTATTCACCAAAATATCAGACCATACAAACATATTTTCAATGAGTTTCGTATAACCTTCTACTGGGATTCCCTGATACTTGTCATTGAAATAGTTGTTGTTGTACGTAAACCTCAACGGAAGCCTCTTGATAATCTCGGGAGGAAGCTCCTTAGGGTCTCGTTGCCACTGCTTCAACGTATAACCCTTGATTAAGGTCTCGTACATGGTCTTTCCGACCATGTTGATAGCCTGTTCCTCGAGGTTCTTCGGATTATCTACATGATACTGTTCAGATTCTTCCCTAATCTTATTCTGCGCCTCTTCCGGGGTCACGACGCCGTAAAGCTGATGAAACGTGTTCATGTTGAACGGAAGATTGTAGATTTTACCCTTGTAATTAGCTATCGTATTCAACTGGAACGTGTTGAACTCGCCAAACTGATTTACAAAATTCCAGATTTTTTTATTGGATGTATGAAAAATGTGCGGGCCTCTACAGTGGATATCAATATTTTCTCTCCTTTCCGTATAGCAATTACCTGCAATATGGGGGCGTTTTTCAATAACTAATACTGACTTACCTGCTTTGATAAAATGATATGCCAGGACTGCGTTAAATAAGCCAGCACCGACCAACAGTATATCGTAATGTTCTTTCATTTATTCACCTTTGTAATAAAAACTTTACATTATTTATAAATAATATATGGTGTTAGTAACGGTAATTACTAACACCTACCAAACACAATGAGGTAGCATTATGTCTGATACATTATATATAAAACCAGATAAAGAAAAAACGTATTCAATTAATTCTGAAGAAGAATTAAATTATTATAAATCCTTAAGACCGATTAGACTTTGGTCACGAACACATTTTAAATGTAAATGTAGTAAATGTCAAGAAGAT